CCGTTCGCAAGCATTTCTCCGTACACCCGCGCCGGGATGTAGGTCTTACCTACGCCCGCTGGGCCGATGCCGAATGTCATGCTGTTGTTCTTGAGGCTTTCGATGTAGCGCTCTTGCGTCGCGTTCCGCGGCTGGACTACCTTGGGGTTGCGCGCGAACTGTTTGACCTCTTTCTCTGCCTTGCGTGCCTTGCGGCGCTTGGCTTTGTCACTTACGGGGGAGGTCCCCGGAGCGTCAAACATTGGGACGGGGTTCGAAAGTTCTTCAGCCATGTAAGTCTCCCATTAGCTGGCTTTCCAATCACCTAAAGGTGCAGAAGGCGATGGAGCTTGTGTTTCAGGATTGGAGGGCATGTTGCCCATTACGCCGTCAGTTTGCTGGGGGGTATTCTCCTTAGATTGCGAGGGCCAATAGGACAGGCCAAAACTTTGCCAACACAGTTATCGCGCCAGCTCCGCTGCCCAATGCTAGGACTATACCGAGCATCTTTTTAGGGCCTGCCCACTCTGACTTTTCGGTGGCTTCGCGGATGTGTGTGGATTTCTGGATGTCATCAACATCCTGACGCAGCCTGCGCACGTCGGTGGAAATGGAATCTACGTCCCCCTTGATGCTCTCCACCTTAGTGTGGGAGCGGGATACGGACTCGGACAAGGTTGCGACAGCGTCCCGGACAGCCGCAATCTCGCCGCGCAGTTCCCCGTCACGGCCTTCCATTCCTTTTCTAAGGTCTCGGATTTCGGTCAAAATGAACGATCCCATGACCTTGTCTTCTTTTTCGCTGGAGCCGAACAAACCTAGCATCCCCCGTATCACTTAGAGATCAGGAGCGAGTCGTAGCAATCCGTGGGGATTTACGAGCGCTTGTAATATTTGTGGGTTGGTCGTCTTCGTCAGCATCTGATGCCACAGGCTCTTCAACCGGTGGGGCCGTCAATTCAATTACAGGTTGAGACTGGGTCCAGCCTTCCTGAAGGATAAGGCGGTCTGCGCGATCTCGCGTGACCTCGAACGGTTCGCCGTTCGGTGCGTACACCATTACGTACATTTTGAAGTCTCCCTGTGGTGGACTAGTTGCTGTCGAATGTCACTAGCTATAGCACACTTAATGTGTAATGTCACGCAAAGTGACGGTTTGGTCCCCGGCCCCATGAATCAAAAAGCCGCCCATTGGGCGGCTTTTTTGTTCGTATTTGGGTAGGATTACTGGTCCATTTCCGAGTCGACCTTGGCTTCTTCGAAGCCCATGATCTTTTCGATCACGGTCTCTTGCGATGACTTGTGGTGGACCTTCTCTTGGTAGCGGTCTTCCGCCATGGTGCGCAGCGCGTCAGCAGTGAACCCGGTCAGGTACTTCTCGACGTCGTTGCTTCCCGTCATCGCTACAGCGATGTCCACGAGAGGTGCAGTGGTGTGATCGATCTGGGGCAGCTCTGCACCAATAGCAGCCGGTTTATCTTCGGCCTGCGGAGCGGGTGTGACCTGCTCGACGCTTTCCGCGACTACTTCTTCTGGGATAGCTGTTTCAGAGGGTGCGCGCCATTCGAAACCGGAGGTGCGGATCAGGTCGATGGCATTGAGGCGGGTGCATTCCACGGCTTCGCCCTTTGGCGAAAAGATCGTGACCTTTTGGGTGGCTGCGTCGAAATGGTTGTGTACGGTCATTGTCGGGTTCTCCTGACGTTAGAGGGAAAAAGGGCGGCTACTGCCGCCCTTTAGATTCTAGTGGTTTAGACCAGCCATGCGGAGAACGTGATGCTCTCGTTGCCAGTCGGTACGCCGATGAAACCAACGTCCAGCGCGATTTCTTCGTGGTCTGCGTCCAGCTTTTCGATGGTTGCGGCATCCAGTTCGAACACGTACTGACCGGACTTGGTCACGTTGATCGGACCAGCGACGGTCGTGTTAGCAGCGCCCTTTGCGCCAACCTTTACCGAGAAGTTATACTCCTCAGCGCCAGCAGCAGCAGCGTTCTCCACGACGACGACGACCTTGTAGCCCTGTGCGCCGAGTTGACCGCGACGGTCTCCCGGACGGACCTTGTCCATCTTGTCTAGAGCGACAGCGCCGACAGCGCCTGCAGCTTCGAGTGCACCGGAGCCGGGTGCGCGGAATGCAGTTTCTGCATCGTAAATGTAGTTCACTTCGGAACGAGCCATGTCGTTATTCCTTTGATTCTGAGGGGGGATGTAAGAGGGGGCTACAGCCCCCTCAGATTGCTTACTTGGTGACAGCGGACTTGCTGATACCGCGCAGACGTGCTGCAGCGCGACCGTGCAGGACAGCCATGCCAACCAGCCACTCGACGCGGGTCAGAAGCGCAGGCTGTGTCGGCATTTCGCCGAGGTCGCGGACTTCCATCACGCCGTTCTGCAGGCCAGAGACACCTTCGTCGCCGAAGTTGACACAGTAGATGGACGAAGCAGTTGCTTCGGTTCCGCCAGCGCCGACTTCGTTGAAGTCGATGATCTGCTTGCCTTCTGCGTCGTAGTCGGTGACCACGATTGGCAGGCCGTCGAACATGGTGACACGACGACCGAACTCGTCCTTGTCGTAGGCGATATAACCACCGATGGTGGTGTCCGTTGCAGCCGCGGAAAGCAGGTTCCGCATCTTCTTGGACATGATCAGGTGCGTCGGGTTGTCCGTCGCGTCGATCAGATCGCGCAGTGCGGAGACGGACAGAGCGTCGCCACCGTTGGTGCTACCTGCATCCAGAAGCTGGTCGCCTTGGATACGTGTGCGCAGGCCGTCGAACTCACGAGGATCGGCGGTGGAGTCACCGTTGATCATCTTTGCGCCGATGGTCAGGGACAGTGCCTTGACCTGACGGAGTTCGTGCTGGGAACGCACGTCGTTGCCGTGCATCTTCAGGATCGCGTTGTCGACCTTGAGTTCGCCGCCGCCGATGCGCAGGCGCTCGGTTTCTGGGTTCATGATGCCAGCGGACGCGGTGTACGCTTCGTTCACACCACGGAAGGCAACTCCCGGCAGGGAACCTTCGAGGTTGTAGACGTAGGCACCACCAGCAACATCGATGAACGGCGTAACGCGGAGCAAGTCCGAGGTGTACGCAAAGTGCTCGATAATGGTGTTTCGCAGCACTTCACCGTTGTTCAGCTTTGCAGCTTCAAGTAGAGTGATCATTTGGAGTTTCTCCTAGGGGGGGTTGAGCTTGCTTCTTGTGAAACGGGCTGGGGGAAGCAGGCTCGCCGAGCCTGAAGAGCGACCTAGGTTCAGCCCACTGCACCTTGGTCATTATTTGTGACATTGATGCTTGCGCCGCAGGCATTTGTCATTTAGTGTGACACGAGAGGGCGCAATAACGCCCCCTCGTATTGTTTAGCTGAGGCCGTGCTTGCGAGCGTAGTTCATACGCTGCTGCGGCGTCATTCCTGAAAGCTCCGCGGCGGACAGGCGTCCACTCTGCTTCTGGTCCGAACCGCTCGCGCCGCCACCCTTCGATCCCTTGAACAGGAAGTCAGAGTCTTCGCGCTGCTTGAGCAGCCATTCCTTTACCGACATAGGCGTCACGCCATCGGAGCCGTAAATTACTGTACCGTCAGCGGTCTTTGGCATGAGCTTGCCGCCGTCTTCGACCCGGAAGGTCTTGAAGGCTGATGGCAAGACCAGTCCGACCGCTTTGTCGAGCATCGCTACATCGGGGTCACTCGCCGCCAGTCGGATCGAATTCTCGACCATCATCTGGTTGGCGCGGTCGTCCGCTGCCTTTGCCCGGTCTTTTTGGGCGTCTCGGTCACGTGCCAGCTCAGAGAGCTGAACCTTGAACGAGTTGGTCACTTCGGTTACCCGAGCTGCAGCCGCTTCTTCTAGCGACGTGTTCTCGACCAGTGAGCCAGCTTCTACTTTGGCTTTCGTATCCCGCAGGCCTTCTAGGGCGCGCGCGAAGTCCTTGAGCTTTCCCTGACCGAGGTCTTCGAGGGACACACCGGTCACCTGCTCGTATTCTGTTACCTTGCCGATCAGGTCATCGCGTTCCTGTGACAGCTTCACGTTGTTCTCGCGGAACTCTGTGATCTTTTCAGCAGGGGCTACCTTTACGGCGTACTTGCCGCCTTCGGCTTCTTTTGCGCTGTCCCGGAGCGTTTCTGGTACTTCGGACAGGCTGTTGTAGGTTAGTGTTGCCATTATGTTGCTTGCTCACGGCACCGCCGTGTTCCCTTGTGTGTGTGAACCGAAATCGCCGACTTCGGGTGAGGGTGGGTCCCCTCTAACTGATTGTCACGGAAAATGTCTCATCCGTGGGTTAACAGGCTTGATGTCAGAATTATTAGCAAAATCGGCAAACAAAGTCAAGCGGCTGCACCAAAACGGGTCAGAATGCAAGTATTATTTGCCTCCGATGTCAAATATATTCTGGATTGTCGAACATCGAGCTGAATTCGTCGCCCTCGCGGCTCTCCGCGAAGGCTTGTGCGGCGTCCTGACCGACCTGAATCTTCAGCTCTTCGAAGCTAAGGACCCCGGCATCGAACTCGTCAAAGGCCTCCGCGACGCTATCGTCCAGCTCATCAAAGTCAGCGTAGTCTGGGTTTACCCCGTTGATGACTTTCATGATGCTGCCGCGGCTTTCTTGCGCTGCTCTTCTCGCTTCTTCGCGTCCATCAGATCGCGTGCTTGCTTAGGAACAGGAGGCTTGTCAGGATCGTCCGGGGAGGCTTTCACCTCTTCAGCTTGCAGGGCGAATTCCATTTTCATCATCTTTTCCTCGTGGAAAGACTTTGCGTCCGGGTACTCGTTCATGCGTGCTAGTACGTCGACCATGTGTGGGAACTGTGCAGCGTCGCTCAAGAGCTTCTTGTATTCAGCAGCGTCCATCCACTCAGGAATGACCTCGGCCTTACGCAGGTACTCGTATACAGCGTCTACAGGGATAACACCGTCAGCATACATCTGGTGGATCGCACGGAACTCACGTGCGCCAATATCCTTGAGTAAGAAGTCGCGATTGACTTCGAACTGCACCTTATCGACAACGGTTGATGTGGCGTTGTTCCAATCAGCCCACCACGCGATGATCTGGGTGAAACCCTCGTCCATCGTGTCACTGATGTTCAGCAGCAGCGTCTGTTCGTTCTGCTCCTTCATCTTGAGAGAGTTGTCGGACTCAGCCGCACCTCCGGCACCTCCGGGCATCATGCGCCCGCCGATGGAGGAAATCTGCGTCTCTTTCTGGTCCAGCGCGCTCTCAAGGAACTTCAGGCCATGGCCTTGGAATTCGATGATGCCCGCCTTGCCGTCCTTACCCAGCTCCCAGACAACATCAGGTCCGACGTAGTATTCGCCGTCGCCGTCGTCTGCGGTTCCGTTGGCAGTGTAGTACACCGGGTTAGCGGTGTAGAAACGGCCCTGCTCAAGCTGAGCGTAGGACAGGTAGTGGCTGTAGTTCAGGGTCACGATATCCAGAATAGGGGGCTTCTGCACATCTGGGTGATTGGTGAAAGGTCCGAGGACGATGAACGGGATGTAATTTAGAACTTCCCCGCGCACTGTAGGAATGACGATGTCGTCAGGGGTGGCGTTCAGGTCAGGTACGCCGTTAAGCTCCCGGTCCTCGTAAACGTGCTGCTCATAGACGTACTCGCCGTCTCCCACTTCCTGCAGGACCAGAATGCGGAATCTGGATGTGTATTCATAGGGGGATACGACCTTGAACCGGTCGCGGTTGTAGCTGATCTCGCGCAGAACGACGCGGGTGAAGACCCACTCTCCGTTCACTTCGTCCATCTGCCAGTCGAGGATGTTCTCGGCAGTGTAGCAGGCAACGTAAGCATTACCACGTCCGTCCGGGGAGGCGTCGACCATCATGCCGTAACGGCCCACAGCCAGCACTTCTTTGGCGGCGGTCTTCGCTGCCAAGTGTAGGCTCATGCCATCCTTGGAGAACCGCTTTGTCGCCTTGGACAAGCTGTTGGTCAGGCCGGAAATCTTGGGGTTGCGACGGAACATGGTGCCGTAAAGGGCGTTCAGCGTCTTGCTGGTCATGTTGAAGAATACCGCGCGCTGTAGGTAGCTGCGATATTGGTCAGTGTCGTGGCCTGCCAGTTTGGGCAGGTACAGTTCCTGCTTGCGCTTGACCTCCACTTCGCCAATCTCGGCGTCGCGGATCATGCTCCAAATCTTGGACCAGTATTGATAATCGGGGTGCAGAACAGGGGACGCATTGAAAGATACGTCCGCCTGTGACTTGCTGATAGGATTGGTGCTCATGATGACATTCTTCGCCTTCTGTTGGCGTCAATATGTCAGAAACACTAACCTAATGTCAAGCTAAGTGACAATTCGG